AGTCCGTTCCAATCTGAGATGAAACGCTTAGCGAAAGCGGGGGCGTTCAACGGAATTTGGTAAGGTTTTTGGACTGACGTAACAAAACACAAAAATACAAGGAGACTCAGATGACAGATACACTGGTAGAAAAAGTAGAAGCAGCCGTGGAAGGTGAAGTTAAGAAGGTTGAGGCAGCAGCAGAACAACGCATTCGCGTTGAAATTGCAGCCGAGGAAAAATTGGTTCTTCGGGATGCCGAAACTGAATTCCTTCGAGCCCAGGTTACGATACGTGACCTCCAGGTTCAGATGAAGGAAGCGTCGGGTAAAGCTGAGGTTGCAACTAAGAAGTACTCAGAACAGATTGAAACTTTGGTGAAGAAATATACCATCGACAAAGCTACGATGATTTTTGACAACATCGAAAATGTTTTCAAAATTAACCCTCAGGTTCAAGCTGCACAGCAAGCCAAGAAATAAGCGAGGAAGTATGGCTGAGGAAATCAGCAAAGAAAATACACCGTCTGAACCTAAGAAACCAACTGAGTTGGTAGTTAGGAACTCAGACGGTGTTACTTTTAGTACCAGACTCAAAAATGAAAAGGGACAATTCGTCAAGAAAGAAAAGACGATGACCAGTTCCCGCGAATTGACCAGACGCGGAAGACTTCTGCTCCTAAGAAAAAGAAAAGATACGATAGATATAGACGGTAAACCTGTAACCGTCAGTCAATACGACGCTATGACTCAGTACATGATCGACATAGCTCTTGGTAAAGTAGACGACGACCCTAAGAAGTTAACAGCTGCGGTACTGGCTTATGAGAAAGTACTTAAGCGACTTCTCGGAACCGAACCAAAATCTGACGAAGACAGAGAAGCAATGAAGGACGGAAATACAATTAAGTTTGTGTTGATTCAGCCGCCAGCCGATTTGATAAACAAAGCAAAAGCACAAATTGAACAACCTAAAAAGCCCGCATTCGTAGACGCTGAGGTTGTGCAACAGAATTAGAGAGGCAACTCAGTGCCACGAAAAGTGACCAAGGAAACACAAGAACGACCTGCGTACTTGAACGCTGATGGGACACTGGACTTAAACAAAGTATTTCGTTTTCAGCCAGCGCAGACAGAACTTTTACGCTCGGTGCCACGCAAGGGTGGGAAGGTGTTCATAGAACCGGCTGCCCCCCAAAACTTAAGCGTGGGAGGTATCAGAGGCGGTAAAACCTTAGGATGGCTTATGTTCGGCGTGATGCATTACTGCCTCACTTTTGCCAAGTGTGACATCTTAGTTCTGCGTCGTACGTTCAAAGAATTGGACTCAGGTGCAATTCACGATGCTACGTGCGGAAAATTTATACCTAAGGAACTTTTTACCTACGATTCTTCTCGTCACATTATGACGTTTAAGAATGGGTCACGCGTTGTGTTTGGGCATTGTGAACACAATAAGGAACGCGATCTGGCACAATACTTGGGACAAGCATATCCGTTTATCATAGTAGATGAGTGCGGACAATTTTCGCCGGACGCTTGGATGCGTCTGTATACACGTAACACCGTTAATGCAGGTTGTGAAGAAGATGAATTTGGAAACCTTCCGATCCCAGCTATGGTCGGTTGTACTAACCCAATTGGGCCGTTCTATGAGTTTTACCGAACAGTGTTCGTGCAGAAAGAGCCATGGAATAAACCTGAAGGTGCACGTAAAGACGAGACCAACGGAACATGGTGGGTAGAAGAAGCAGGCGAGTGGAGACTGATCTATAATCCAGTAGACTACGCATATCAACGTACTACAGTTTATAACAACCCAGAACTCCTAATAAGAGACCCTGCGATCCTTACTCGTCTCAATAGCCTACCCAAAGCAAAGAGAGACAAAGAGCTTCTTGGGTTGGACGGAAAATTTGAAGGTCAGTACTTCGACATTTGGTCGGAGGACTACCACGTAGTGAATTTGAGAGAAGACCCAGAAGCAATTATCTGGCAGGACTGGCAACCAGTCTGGGCCGGAGAAGACTGGGGAATGGGTTCTCAGAATTCTGGATCGGCAAACGCAACGTATTTGTTTACGAAAGCGCTTGTACGCTCTTCTGTATATTCTGATACCAACGACTACCGACTAAAGACAGTTTGTTTTGCAGAGATTGTAACCACAGGCGGCAAGACTTACGAAGAATTAGCTTCGCTTATATCCGCAAAGTGTAAACTTCCTAACGGTCAACCTGTGAAGTTGAAGTCGATTCACTTTTCTCACGAAAAATTTGCACAAGTAGAACGAGGTCACTCTCCATCTGATGATTACTCCAGAGCATTACGCAAACTAAATTTGCCAGGAGTTACACAAGGTACGCGTGACCGTATTGGGTCAGCATCGTTGATGTACAACATGCTGAAAAAAGGCGAACTGGTAATACTGGATACTTGTCGTGACATCATATTGTCTGTACCGTCGCTAATGCGCGACCCAGATAACCTAGATGATGTACTAAAAGTAAAAGGCTCAAAGGCCGACGACTGTTACGACGGATTCAGGCTCGGTTTGTGGGGACAGCACTCTGACAAGAGGAAACCACAAGACGATCAGATACGAGATAGAATTGCTATGCTTGCCAAGACCGATCCTTTGGCCGCACACTTCTATGCACTTAAGATGGAAGCAGAGCGCATGAATAGGACCGTAACATTCATACCACCAGAGCAGCCTGTGTGGGTTAGCAAGTTAACGCAACAGTAGGAGACTCAGAATGAGTGAAGAATTAAGCTTTGCTTCTCGCATTAGGAAGTTTTTTGACGACCTTTTTTACTCGTCATTAGTAGAACAACTTCGCCAAGACATACTTTTTGCGAGAGCAGATGTAGAACGTATGCGCCTCGACAAAGACCAAGTAATTGGTGAATTGAGGGCAGAGAAAGCGGCACTACTTTCCCGCATTGCTATGTATGATGCCAAGGCAGGTCTCCGAGCACCAAGTGATACACCTAAGAAACCAAACTTTGGAATAGACTTTTCTATTCCACCAGAAGAGACAAGTTGGCAAAGGTATAAGCGGGAAACAGAAGAAAATTACGCTAAGGAATTGGTAGAAGAAGAAGCAACTAAGAAGCCGGTACCTAGCGCTACTTAAAAAGGAAAACGCATGGCAGAAGAAAAAGAAAAACTTGGCGAAGTGTGCCATGTGAATATTCATAAGGCAGAGAATGGCTACAAAATATGCATAGCATACGAGCCTAAAGAAAAATCTCTGGCGCAACGCGCTGGATGGGTTCCACAAATGCCCGGAGAATGCTTAGATTTTGTAGAGAAGACCAAAGCAGCCGTCATTGAACGACTGAAGAAAGAACTATAGGAGATTACGATGGCGTTCCAGAGTAAAGACGGTAAGAGAAAATTTGGATCAGGTTTTAGAGCCAAAAAGTACGATGAGTTTCATCCTCAGGAAACAGAGCAACCCAAGATTAAGGAAACCGAGAGCGAAACTTCGGAACCAAGTGCAAAATCAAGAGTAAATGCTTCTGGGTTTTCTAAGAAATCACAGCCTAGTATAGGCGACACAAGCAAAACTAAAGCTATGAATTTAGGAAACTCTGCACCTGAACATAGCGAGAACGAGCAGGAACCTCGCACCGAAGCTGATGGAGAAAGTGTATCTCCAGAGGAAGTAGTCGCTGAACATGGACCAGCACACACTGTGACAGTACACCATGATCACGAGAACGGCAAGCACAAGGTTATTTCTCATCACAAAGACGGCCACATGCATGAAGCGGAACATGCCACAGCAGCCGAAGCGCATGAACATGCTAGTAAGTTGGGAGCTTCCGAAGGCGGTAACTCGGAACCTAAGAACGAGTCTGAGCAGGGAGACCCCAATGCAGATTTAAGTTCTCTTTTCAGTGGAGGACAGTAATGTACAACTCTAAGCGAGAACCAGGGCGTAAATTCGGTTCAGCTTTCGTAGGGAAAAGGTTTGATTCCTATGAAGGTGGAGAACAACCAAAGTTTGATGCCACACCAGAAGAACACAGTGGAGACAAAGTAAACTCATCAGATTCTGGTGACAGTAAGAAAAGCAAAAGTGCTGAATCCGATTCTAGTCCTCATCCAAGTGAAGTAGTAGCTGAGCATGGACCGGCTCAAGTAGTGACTTACCATCACGATCACGATGGCGGGGAACACAAAGTTTCTTCCGTTCACGAAGATGGACACCACCACGAAAGCGTACACTCCAGCGCAGCCGAGGCTTACGAAGAAGGTGGACAACTCGCCAACACTGATGTGAAGGAACGAGAACACCCAGATCAGCAGGAAGCAGAGTCAGAAGAAAAGAATTACGCAGAGCCAGAAGTGGCATAAGGAGAAACCGTGGCAGCTTTTGATTTAAAAGGACAGATTGTTAACACAGGCGATCAAGTTTCTATAATCGGCGTTATTCAATCAGTAGGCTCTGGAAGTGATGGTGGCGTAATTATCCAACCGCCTCTATCTGCCAGTCAATTCACAGCTTTGGAAGAAGATATTTACACCGTTGAAGGCACAGCGTGTGGCGGGGCACAAGGAAACACCCCTACTGTGGGAAACGACTGTACAACGCGAGGCATAGTCACCGCTATCTCAGGAAACGGAAACACAGCCACACTGAGTGTTCAACTTCCTATTTCAGGCTTTATAGTGTCCGTACCCAGCGGGGCCACCTATACTACAGGAGCTTAGCTTATGCCGTACGAAAGCAAAGCGCAAGCCGCCTACTTCAACATCCATAAAAAAGAGTTGGAGAAAAAAGGTGTAGATGTAGATGAATGGAACTCTGCATCCAAAGGGAAGTCGCTACCTGAAAAGAAAAAAGCAAGTGGTTTTGGAAGGAAGAAGACCGATGGGTAAATTCGTATCTATTAGTCTGAAAAAGGAACCCAAGACCGATTACGTTGATTATAAACCGGGAGGGTCGAAGCATTGTTTCAACTGTAAGTTCTTTGAAAAAGAAAAGAGCGAATGCTACGGCCCTCACATGAAAGAACTGTCGCAGCTCCCAAGAGCAGCTGATGGAGATGTTAAAGTTCACCCGGTTGGATTATGCAAGTTTTGGAAGAAGGACTAGTTATGGCTTTAGGATTTGGACGAAAGAAGAATGCACTACCAGACCCGTCTACTAACACCGAACCGTCTACTACACAGGACTACTTAGCACAAGCTATGGGATCGACTGTGCAGAGAGTGCCCAAGAAAAAGAAACCAACTACGGTACTTGATTCCGGTGGACAACCGTACCGGGGTCAGAACAGGATGGCATAAATGTTAGGAATTGGACGAAGCAAGGCCAAGAAGACGCAACATGTGTCCCTTGGAGAAAAAGGATCGTTCACTGTGCACAAAGGAAAGCTGCACAGGGCCCTGGGAATTTCAGAGGACGAAAAAATACCGGCCAGTAAGTTGTCACCTAAGCCAGGAGACAGCTCAGAAGTTAAGCACGAGAAAGCAAGCGCAAAAGGTTTCCGCGCAATGAAGAAGGGTTAAGATGGCAGACAGCGAAAGCTTTGGAGTAGCAACAAACGTAGGAAAAAGTTCTCCGAATGCAGACGCTAAGGAGAACCCTAATGAAACTCCGTTAGGAGTATTTTCACCTTTTCCATACAGTCCAGAACCGTTCGTAGACGTAAGCAAAGATGGAAGAGAAGCACTATTAACCCTAGACGGTATTGCAACGCGTACAGATTCCGCTGCAAGGCGCATGGAGGTTGAGCAAGCTTGGGAAGCCCTTCACTTTGAACGAGGCTACCAGCATTTGCTTAAAGGTAAGCGTGGAGGCTGGGAGTTACCTGGTGCGCAAAGCGGTTTCGGAGGTAAGGACCAGAAGAATCACAATAATATTTACAACACCAATATTTATGGTTCTAAGGGTGATATTATTGTCGCAGCTTTGTCACGGGAAACTCCTAAAGTAGAGTTTTTCCCCAGCAATCCAGAATACGCACCTGACGTTGCAGCCGCTGAAGAAGCTAATAACTTCAAAGAAATATGGTCGCGTAACAACAACCTTCATAAGCTGTTAGTAGATTGTGCGAGAATTTTTTGGAACGAAGATCGAGTTCTCTTATGGACCCGTTATGAGTTAAACGGGCAAGAGTTTGGTTTTGAAGAAGACGACCAAGAAGGACCTACCGACGAAGACGACTTCCTGAACCCTCCTGACAATTCGCCTACAGGACAAAAAGAACTAGACAACATCTTGAGTGAAGATGAGTCACAACCCTCAGAAGGAGAAACAACAGAGGGAGAAGAGGACAACAGCGAGCCAGAGGGCATGGCTGAAATCCTCGGAACGGCTGGAGAACAACAGAAAAAACCTCTGGGCAGAGAAATTACTACAGCACATGGTAAGTTAGACCACAAAGTACCTATATCTGTAGATGAAATAAAAGACATGCCATGGTGCCAATTGTCTCTGGACCTTGACGTGGCTGTTGTAAAAGGAATGTTCCCTTGGATTGCTGAGAAAATTAAACCCGGCTCCGATGGTATTTCGGATACACAACTAGATCGCATAGCACGGCAGAACGTGCGCCAAGCAGTATTGGGAGCGTATGTAACAGGAGACTCACTAGCTCGACAGACTACAGTAAAATTCACATGGATGAGACCTTCATTCTTCCTTGATGAATCAGTAAATGACGCGGCTAGAGCTGAGTTGATTGAAGCTTTTCCTGATGGATGTCTATTAGTTAGGGCAGGAGCAGAGTTTGCTTTTGCTAGAAACGAACGTATAGATAAACACATTGCTATTGGCCACCCATCGTCAGGTAAAGGACAGAATCGCAGAGCAATGGGAGAACCCCTTATTGCGATTCAGAAAAGAATCAACGACTGGGTAGACCTGATGGATGACTACTTCAAGCGTACAGTGCCTAAGAAGTGGTACAACGCAGAAGCTTTCGATATGGAAGCAATGAAGAACAGCCCAAACTTACCCGGTAGCAGTGGACCATTTCAACCTCAACCGGGATTAGGTTCGGAATCTCAATACATAATGGTTGAGCCAACACCTCAGCCACAGGCAGCTTTACCAGACTTCATAAAATGGTTTATCACCAGTTTGTCAGAAGAAATATCTGGAGCTTTGCCTTCTTTGTTTGGGGCGGCTACTAATGAAGAAACAGCTACAAATGGACTATTGCAGAATGCTTCAGCACTACAAAGAGTAGGATGTCCTTGGAACAATATCCAAGACCTGTTCGCTGAAGCTGCATCTCAGGCCGTGTATTGTGCAGCCGAGTGCCGTGATGGTCAACAAGTCACACAGAACATACCTAAGGTTGGAACAGTTAGCGTAGACACAGCTAAACTGCTTATGGGTAAGGTTCAGTGTTACGCAGAAAGTAATCCAGCTTTCCCTGAATCATGGCAACAAAGAGAAGCAAAATTGATGACCATGATCGATGCAAGTGCTCAGAATCCAACACTTGCACAATGGTTGATGTCTCCTCAGAACCTACCGGCTTTGGCCGATGGGATTCGCATGAAAGACTTCAAGGTACCCGGCGCAAGTTCCATTCAGAAACAAAAAGCTGAAATGGAGTTGCTGATCAGGGGTATGCCTCAGGATAATCCTCAGTTGTTGCAAATGTCACAAGCCTTAGAACAAGCTAAGGAAGGAATGACAGCAGCACAAGCACAAGGACAACCTGTACCTCCACAAGCTGCACAGATGCTACAGACCGTTGAACAGGGGATGAAAAATCTTCCTCCAAAGGTCAGTAGTTTACCTGTCGCTCAGGATGAAAGTGAACTTCACGTCGTAGAGGCCGCACAGTGCATGGAATGGCTCAACAGTTCTGAAGGACAAAAATTCAGATTTGGTAATCCAAAACAAAAAGCTGCATTTGAAAATGTGCATTTACATTGGGCAGAGCACGTAGCTCAGGCTAAGAAAATAGCAGCAGCCAACGCACCTCCACCTGTACAGAAACCACCGTCTGAATCTATTAGCGTACCATTGGACAAGATGCCAGCAGAAGTATCTGCTCAAGCGCTTAGTAAAATGGGAATAAACGCCACCCCTGAGATGTTTGCCCAGCATTTAAGCGCACAACTCAACGACAAAGTGGCAGCTAAGACTATACCAGATGCATTACGAACAGAAACGTAGCAAATAAAAGGGACGACGAACCTACCAATAG